GGGATCATAACAGATGCCAAATTTAAGACGTATGGTTGTGGCAGTGCTATTGCTAGTAGTAGCCTTGTCACCGAGCTCCTCAAGGGCAAGACGCTGGATGAGGCTCAGACCATCAAAAACTCACATATCGCAGAAGAACTCGCGTTACCGCCCGTCAAGATACATTGCTCAGTGCTTGCAGAAGATGCGATCAAATCAGCCATAGCGGACTATAGAAATAAACATGAAACGAAACCCCATTGATAGCCCTTGTATAGGCGTATGCCAATTCATCGGTGGTGAATGTAGTGCTTGTTTTCGTACGCAGGATGAAGCCTTTGAATGGTACGAATTTACCGATGAACAGCGACAAAAGGTATGGGATAGGATTATAAAAAAGAACAAAAACAAATGATAACCCTAACAGATATAGCTGCCACCAAAGTAAAAGCCGCCATAGATAATCGTGGTCGTGGCATTGGTATGCGCCTTGCAGTGAAAACTACTGGTTGCAGTGGCATGGCTTATGTGTTAGAATTTGCAGACCAACTGTTTGAAGGCGATGTTGAATTCATCGACAAAGATGTCAGGCTAGTTATCAGCCAGAAAGATCTGACCTATCTCGATGGGGTACAGGTTGACTATCAGAAGAAAGGACTTAACGAGGGATTTGAGTTCATAAACCCCAACGAATCTGCACGTTGTGGGTGTGGTGAGTCATTTACAGTTTAATTTTATCCACAAAATTTTGCAGGCTATTGTGTAAATTTTTAGAAAACAACAAATCTCTATTGTGTTTAATAATTTCTTGAACTTTAATATAATCTTCCTGTATAGATTCTATAGGTTTTGATAGATATCTGACAATTTCGTTACTAACAGCTTTCAAGCGTTTGCCATTATTTTTAATATTATCATAAGATTCATCAATGATGGTATCAAAAGTTTTATATCCTAAATGTTTTAAAATTTTTAAACTGTCAACATGGCCTACTATTATAAAAATTTGATTATTGGCTATCGCATTGAAGGTTTTCTCTGTCACAAATTGTGTATTATAAATTGTAGTATTCGTAAATTTCGTTTCATTTACAATATTAACGTAACTGTCTGTGAAAATTTTTCTTGATAAAGTTCCCGAAAATGGACTATCATCAAGTTTCATTGGCAAATAACTCAGGCAATTATTGAGAATTTCAATTAGCGTGTTATTTTCAGAAGTTGGTAAGTGCAGTCCAATGTCCAATGACATATTACTTAATCCTTCGGCACATTGATAACTTATATGACCTTGATTTAACAAGCTATTTTGTATTAATTGGCTTAGGATAAATCTTCTTGGTATGTTGTCTTTGCTGTTTAGACAAACGAATTTTTTAGATTTAAGTAAATTAATTTCAGCAGGCATTTTCCAAATTTCAGCTGACCTGATATCAAATACTGGAAAATATCTTACGTCAAATTCTACACCTACAGTAGAAGACAAATTTAAATTATGGCTACATCCAGTTAAAAATATTAGTTTATAAGGTGCAGTTTTTACAATTTTATTTAATTTTAATATCCAGGATTGATTCCACCATAAACCTTCTTCTACAGGTTGCCATAGAATCACTAATGTTTTAGCATCTAGTTGAGGATCTGTTAAGAAAGAAAATTCACTGTCAAAATGGTTAACAGGATCATATACACAATATATAATGATGTTATAATTTGTTTTAAGGGTAATTTTTGACCAATTAAATTCACTTATCTTTTGATTTAAAATAGTAATTGAATTTTCCATACTAAGTATTTACACCATGCTCACACAACGTTACAATTATACACCAATCACGAGAGATTCCGAGAACGGTAAAAGAATATATACTCTTCCTGATGGATCAAAAGTTCCTAGCGTCACTACAATCCTAGATAGAACTAAACCACAAGAAAAACGAGAAGCTCTGGCCAATTGGCGCAAATCGGTTGGGGAGCAACGTGCTCAGGAAATTACTTCAGAGGCTGCTGGAAGAGGTACTCGCATGCATAAATTTTTAGAAGATTATGTAAAAAACGATCGTCAATTATCTGAACCTGGTAGTAATCCATATAGTAAACAAGCCCATAATATGGCACAACAAATTGTAGAGCACGGCTTGAAAGATGCAGATGAAATATGGGGTATTGAAGTACCTTTATATGTATCTGGATTATATGCAGGTACTACAGATGCTTGTGGACTATATAGAGGAGCACCAGCAATTTTAGACTACAAACAGACTAATAAACCTAAGAAAACCGAGTGGATTGAAGACTATTTCCTTCAATTATGCGCCTATGCCGCCGCACATAATGAAGTCCATGGTACTGACATTAAACAGGGTGTGATCCTAATGGCAGTAGCACCAAAAGAACTAGAGCCTGGTATATTTGAACAAGCCCAATTCCAACATTGGATACTAGAGGGCAACGAGTGGACCATATGGACGGACCGTTGGTTTGACAGAGTTGAGCAGTATTATAAACTTGCATAAATACTAGATAAAGAACTAGGGTAACATTATGGCTGTCACAGAAATAGCAAAAATACAAGTTAGGCACGGTTTACAGGAAAATTTACCACAGTTAGATGCTGGTGAATTTGGATGGGCCACGGACACACGTAGACTGTTTATCGGTAACGGCGTAACTGGTGATCCAGATTATGCACCGGTAATTGGCAATACTGAAATACTAACGGTGGTATCGAATGCGTCATTAGATGCAAACATAGCTATTTTACAATCAAATGTTGCTAGTTTACAAGATCAACTAGGAATTTCAACAGCTACGTTGACCGATAACACTGGTTCTTCGAGCAATATTTCTATCGGTGGAAATGTAGCTGTATCTATCTCGACGTTACAAACAAGAACTATTGATTATAACATTATCAGAGGAACTACCAGCAGAGTTGGAGTAATAAAAATCACCAATTCAAATGGTGTAGCTTTTTTTGAAGATGAGTATGCTGAAACAGCTAGTACAGGTGTCAATCTTACATTCGCAAATATAGGTGGTAATGCCGTATTGCAATATACCACTACTAGTACTACAGCAGACGCAACATTAAATTACTATATTAAATCATTCACATAATATGTGGGCAAACTTTTGGAATCTGCGAGTCAATGACAGGCTAGCGCAGTGGAAAGATTTTCGCCGCCATATCAGCGATTTACCATTGGATCGCGCGATTGTTGAATTGAACAATCTTTGGAGCACTGCTCCTTTCATCAATTATAATCTCGCGCCAGATGATTCTAAAACTTGGCCAGATCCGTGGATATTGTTAGCAGAAAATTATTGGTGTGATGTTGCAAAAGCATTAGGAATAGTGTACACTATATATTTTACCAGTCATAAAAATATACCTATAGAAATAAGAGTATATTATGATTATACTGATAAAATAAGATATACTTTAGTTTGGTTAGACAACGGAAAATATATTCTTAATTATCATCCATATGAAATAGTAAATACAGAATCAATAGAAAAAAAACAATTGTATTTACTGTATCAATATTTAATTACAGATTTACAACTAGAAAAATATTAAAAAGAGGTTTCGAACAAAGTGAGCAATATTCAAGTCAAGAAACGCAGCGGTCAGATAGTACCATTGGATCTTACAAAATGGCAGGCCCAGGTAGCAAAAGTTTGTCAGGGTGTAGCTGATGTCAGTCAGAGTATGATTGAAATTAAAGCTCAACCACACTTCTACGATGGTATCAGCACACGTGAAATTGATGAAATTACCCTACGTGCTATTGTTGATCTAATAGACATAGAACACGAACCTGAAGTTGGACACACTAACTATCAATTTGTAGCAGGCAAGCAAAGGCTGTCAATGCTACGTAAAGATGTTTATGGTTCGTATGAAGTACCACATTTATACGAAATCGTAAAAACCAATATAGCTACAAAATTATATACAGAAGAATTATTATCTTGGTATACTGAAGAAGAGTGGAATCGCATGAATGACATGATTGATCACGTCAAAGATGAGGAATACAGTTATGCTGCTATTGAACAGCTGATTGAAAAATATCTAGTTAAAAATCGTAGCACAAAACAGATCTATGAAACACCACAGGTGCGTTATATGATCGCAGCTGCGACAGTATTCCATACGGAAAATCCTGCCCAACGTTTGAAATTTATTAAAGATTACTATACCTGCGCCAGTGACGGATTGTTCACGCTCGCCACTCCAGTGCTCGCTGGCTTGGGTACCCCTACAAAACAGTTCAGCAGTTGTGTGCTGATTAAAAGTGACGATGACTTAGATAGTATCTTTGCATCAGGAGAGATGATGGCCAAGTATGCAGCTAAACGTGCTGGTATTGGTCTAGAGATAGGTCGTTTGCGCCCATTAGGGAGTCCTATACGAGGCGGGGAAATCATGCACACAGGCATGATCCCCTTCCTTAAGAAGTGGTTTGGTGATTTACGTAGTTGTTCGCAAGGTGGCATCCGTAATGCGTCAGCAACAGTATTCTATCCGATATGGCATCATCAATTTGATGATCTTATCGTGCTTAAAAATAATCAAGGCACAGAGGAAACAAGAGTTAGACACATGGACTACGGTGTGGTCTTATCAGCCTTCTTCTGGAGAAGATTTAAAAACAAAGAGAATATCACATTCTTTGATCCTAACGAAGTACCTGATTTATATGAAGCATTCTATAGGAACACAGCACAGTTTGAAGAGCTGTATGTAAAATACGAAAAGCGTAAAGACCTACGTAAGAAAACTATGAGTGCTGAAGAAGTATTCAAATCAGGTATTCTAAAAGAACGCACAGATACGGGTCGCATCTATTTGGTGTTTATTGATAATGTCATGGATCAAGGACCATTTGATCCCGAATATCATACTATCTATCAAAGTAACTTGTGCTGTGAGATCCTATTACCAACCCGTCCATTCAAGAGATTAGACGACGAGACTGGCCGCATAGCGTTATGTACTCTGGGATCTATCAACTGGGGATCGTTCCGTAACCCAGAAGATATGCGCCGTGCATGCCGTGTCCTACAACGTAGTTTATGTAATATTTTAGATTACCAAGATTTCTTAAGCATACAAAGTAAATTAAGCAATGATGAAATACAACCATTAGGCATTGGTGTAACTAATTTAGCCTATTGGCATGCTAAACGTGGATATGAATATGGCACGACAGAAGCCTTACAAGATGTCAAGATATGGATGGAACATCAGGCATACTATCTAACAGAAGCCACAGTTGAACTTGCTAAAGAACGTGGTGCATGTTTACACAGTGAAAAAACACGCTACGGTCAAGGATATTTTCCATGGGAAAGACGTGCCAAGGCAGTAAACAAACTTGCTGACTTTACCCCAACACGTGAATTGGATTGGGAACAGCTACGTAGCGACATGAGATCATATGGTGTACGTAATGCTACACTGATGGCTATCGCTCCAGTAGAAAGTTCCAGTGTGGTTATTGGATCAACTAACGGTATTGAAATGCCAATGAGCCTAATATCAGTTAAAGAATCCAAAGCAGGATCGTTCATACAAGTCGTTCCGGAATATAACAAACTTAAAAATCGTTATCAGCTGATGTGGGACCAACGAGACTGCGATGGCTATTTAAAGACTGCGGCGGTATTAGCAGCGTATGTAGATCAAAGTATTAGTACAAATACATTTTATAATCCAGCACATTTTCCAGATCGTAAAGTTCCTACAACACTGATTGCTAAAAACTTAATGCAGGCACATAGCTGGGGTATTAAAACATTCTACTACAGTTTAATCAACAAAGCAGGTAGCAAAGCTGTAGATGAAATAAGAGAAAATACATCATCAGAAGTTATAGTAGAATCCGAATCATCTGTTGAAGATGATTGTGAATCTTGTAAACTTTAGTTGGCATAATTGTGAATTTATATACAGTAGGTTGTAGTTTTACTTTTGCTCAGATGCGTGGTTGGCCTAAAATGCTAGCAGATAAGTTAGAGCAAAGAGGATTAAAAGTTAATTTAATTAATCAAGGACATCCTGGAGCAGGGAATAGATATATCAGTCACAAGATTGTATTAGATAGCCATGTCAGAGGATTTGAACCAGATCTGGCAGTAATAATGTGGAGTGGATTAACAAGGAAAGAACTAACAGTAGATCACACAGATGATGTTTTAATGTCGGCATTTTCAGGATATAAAGATTATGTCAGATGGGCAGGAGCAAATACAAGCTATTTACTTAGTGGAGGATTTTGTGGAAGTTGGATGTGGGATAGAATTGCCAAAGAAACTTTTGATAATTTGTATAAAATAAGTAATAATCGTACTATGGCACAGGATACTTTAATTCATGTTATTAATTTACAAAATTATTTAAAACAAAACAATATCCCATATATAATGAGCTCATATATGAATTATTGGACTGATGAAGATTTAGTAGGTGAACAAGATTTTGGAATAAGGAAATTTAAGGATTTAGATTATTTGTATGACCAAATTGATTTCAATAGATGGTTATTTATTAACAGTAATAAAGATGGTATATATGAATTAGCTAAAACAATTGAGAATGGGCTCCAAGAGGACGGATTTCATCCGGAATTCAATGTACATGAACTATGGGCAGAAATGTTGTTAAATAAAATAGACAAAGATGGAATATTAAAATGAGTAAATTACAATACGATTTAAAACATGATACTGATTATCTTAATCGCAAGATGTTTCTTGACCCAGCAGGTCCAGTAACCGTACAACGATTTGAGGAAGTCAAATATAATAAACTTGTTAAGTTAGAGCAAACTGCTCGTGGATTCTTTTGGATCCCAGAAGAAGTTAGTTTGACTAAAGATTCAAACGATTTGAAGGATGCTAGCGATACAGTCAAACATATCTTCACCAGCAACCTATTACGTCAGACTGCTCTTGATAGTCTTCAAGGTCGTGGTCCTGCACAGGTATTCACGCCAGTGGTAAGTATTCCAGAATTAGAAGCACTGATGTATAATTGGAGTTTCTTTGAAACTAATATACATAGTCGCAGCTACAGCCATATCATACGTAATATCTATAATGTGCCCAAGGATGTGTTCAACACTATCCACAACACTGCGGAGATAGTCAATATGGCATCAAATATTGGTAACTACTATGATGCGCTACATGTAATTAATTGCAAGGTAGAACTAGGACATAAAATAGATGAACAAGAACATATTAAAGCCATATGGTTGGCCTTAAATGCCAGCTACGGATTGGAAGCATTCCGCTTTATGGTAAGTTTTGCTACTAGTCTAGCCATGGTAGAGAACAAGATCTTTATTGGCAACGGTAATATCATTGGGTTGATCTTACAAGATGAACTACTACACAAAGAGTGGACTGCTTGGCTGATCAATCAGGTAGTAAAAGAAGATGCACGCTTTGCCAAGGTCAAAGAAGAATGCCAAGAAGAAGTATACAAATTGTATATAGATGTCATTGATGAAGAAAAAGCCTGGGCAGACTATTTGTTCAAGTTAGGTCCAGTGATTGGGCTCAACGCTGCTATCTTAAAAGAGTTTGTAGACTACACAGCAGTAGGAGCACTAAAGGAAATTGGTATCAAGTACGGTAATCCAGCACCTAAGACTACTCCTATACCTTGGTTTAACAAGCATAGTGATACCAGCAAGAAACAGACAGCTTTACAAGAAAATGAATCAACGAACTATGTGATTGGTGTCATGGGTGAAAACGTTGACTACGATGAATTACCAGAGTTATAGGCATTTCAGATGGCAATAAAATGGGAATTTGAATGTTATACAACTGATGGAAGTCAGTTTATTAGTTTAGATCAATGGATCGCCACTTTATCTGAAGAGGAACAAGAAATTTATAAAGAGGCAGATAAGAGGCAAAAGACCTATAGACAGGAAAAGGTAACCGAAGGTAAACTTGAAGTAGTTCAAGATGGATATATTTGGGAAAATGAAGAAGCAGAAAAAATTAATAAAGAAATAGATCCAATTTGGTCAGATTATTTTTTCCGTTGGCAACAGGAAACAAAATCGAGTGTAAGATTAATAAGAAAAGAAATATAATAGGAAATAAAATGTTAACAATTTATTCAAAAAATAATTGCCCATTTTGTGATAAGGTAAAATATATACTTAAAAATAAAAATATCGCTTTTAATGAAATTAAAATTGATGAAGATCAAGAAGCACGTGAGTGGTTGATTGTTCAAGGGCATCGCACAGCACCACAAATATATTTAGGAAATATTTTGTTTGTGCAAGGTGGATATCAAGGTCTGGCAAAATTATCAGATGAAGAATTATTCAATAAACTAGGGGAATCAAGTGTTAGTAACTAACAAATACGACAAAGATACTATAGTAACATTTAAACTGGTCAATGGTGACGAGATTGTTGCTAAGATTATAGAAGAATTAGATGACACATTTACAGTAGGTAAACCTTGTACAGTCATGCCAAGCCAAAAAGGTATTGGCCTTATGCAAAGTTTATTTACTAGTGAATTAGAAAAAAATATTATTCTAGATAAACGTCATGTCATGATGCACTGTAAGACAGCAAAAGAAGTTGAAAATTATTATATACAAACGACAACAGGAATACAACCAGTTAGTCAAGGTGGCATTATAATCTAGGATTGAAATATGGCAGATGATATAATAGCTAGTGCAAGATCAATGACCACGGTGGCCGATGGGCAATATGTCGCCATTGGTACTCCTGCATCTTCACTAACTCCTGCAACTATAACAGCTATGGTTGGTATGGCACAAGGTAACGGGGTAGCTATTGATTTAGCTGCCAATGTAAAAACAGCCATGGACAACCTGCAGACTGTGGCTAGTAGTAGCGACTATCCAGCGAATGTCAACGCACAAGCCGCACTTAATACTTTAACTACTATACAAAGTAAATTATTCAACAAAGATGATGCTGGTGGGTTTGGTACTATCGTTGGTAAGATACAATCACACATATCTAACAGCAATGATGTGCTGAACGCTACGAATTTTCTCAGTAATAGTTCATACAGTGATTTTGGCAGTGGTATTACAGATATGTCAAGTATGGGAGATCGCGGCATTACAAATATTCTAGGTAGCTTACCGGGAGCAGGTAAGGCTATGGCATCAACTGGAACCATGTTCAATGGTATAAATGTTAAGCATTTTGGTACACCTAGTGGGATGGTAGAAGCACTAACAAAAAATAAATTAGCCAACGCTACTGGTGTAAATCAAAAACTGATTGAAGCTGGTGTTGATCTCAATGACATACACAATCCTGTTTATGCTGACAAGATATCAACTGTACTTACTAACATTAAAGATCCAGTAGCTATAAATGTTACTGCTGATCAGTTTGAAATTAACAATCCATTTGCTGGATTGCCAAGCTATAAAGGTGATGATAGTAGTTTGTATAACACACAAAATGCTCTTGGTGGTAGCTCAGCTCGACCACCAGTGGCAACAACAGTACCCA